CGGTCGTTGAAGAGTTGTAGATCATCGCTCCTCTTGCAGTAATACTTGAACTGCTAAACGTTAAATCTGCGAAGTCCGTTAGAGCTGTGGTGCTCGAAGTCGTAGGCGTGACGTTTGTTAAGGCAGCACCGCCAGAGCTATATCCCGTGCCCGACGTCTCATTACTCGTGGTAAAAGCCGTAGTGGACGCGCTCAAACTTGCACTGCTTGTATACAAAGCTAATTTGAAAGCGTTTCCAGTTCCTGTTGAGGTGGTTGTGCCTCCACCAGATCCGTTCGTAAAGTTATGTATACCTTGCAACAATTCTTGCTTGAAAGACGTACACATTGCCTGAGTAATAGCCATTATATTTTCCTCAAAAGTTGAGCTAAATCTTCGTGACCTTCATTCACAAGTTTGTTTTGCAAGGTGGTCCGATCACTTTCTATCGCTTGTTTTGCCGTATGAACAATAACCCAATACATCCTTTCGCGGAACGCTTTTGCTTGCTCCGTCAGTACCGGGTCTGCCCCTTCGGCTATTTGAATAATCTTGTCTACGGCAAAAGCCGCCAATTCTTCTGGAGTGTGCCCACGATTCATCGTTGTTGTCACTTCAACGGTGCCGCACTCATTTTTTATATCGACGCTAAACATTATTGTTTTTGCCTTATGACTTTGCCGGTGGTGTATTCGTCAGTAGTTTCTTTCGCTTCACCAAACATTTTCAGAGCAATAACTGCTTCGTTAAATCGTTTATCATACAATGATATAAGATCGGGCTCGCCTTTCATAAAAATGTAAGCCTCTAACAATGTGCCATATAACATTGCCACATCTGCGTTCTCACTTAACCAGGTGGTGCCTGACTCCGCCCCAGCGGTTAAACTTGCGGGCCTATAAAAATAATGTAATTCAGCCGAATAGTCGCCATTAGGAGTCGGGCCGATAATAAAATTATCCACGTCGAATTGCGCGTAGAATCGAGGATCACCTGTTGTCGAAGCATTTGGGTTCATTGTCTGGATAAAGTCCGGATCTTTGAACTGTAAAAAGTTGTGCTCGCTTGAGCTATTTATAAAAGATAAAGAAAAAGGAGCCAAAAAATCTGTAGGACACGCAAGAAATCTATTGCCCGATGACAAAGATCCAAGAGCGTTTTTACGAAATAAACTCAACTGAACGTTTTTAAGAATACGTTCTTCGGCTTGCCTTATAAAAATAGGCAAATTGTTTACAAAAGTCGTTTCGTCGTACTCCGTGTAGTCTTGTATCGCTGTTTTAAGTTGTGCGAGAGTAAAACTCATGAGGTCACCACTGTTACCGAGCCCACGTTGACGCTCGCGACTGTTAAATTAATGGTTGGGTTTTCTATTGTTTCAACGCCTACAAACACAAGCAAAGGCTCCGTCCTATCCGGGCGTGCATTCTGCAAGGCTTGCGGGTCGTTCACTGTTCGAAAAGGACCTAACTGAGGTTGTTTTGGTTCATACTCATCCGGGCCTACGAGCAAGCCATTCCATTCTCGACGCATGAGTCGGTAGAGATACCGCTGCCCGGAACGATCACTTATAGCAAAAGCTTTTTTTCCAGACGCAAATTTTGCCATTACCCTACCCGATAGTATTCAAATTTCGGAACTACGTTGAACGAAGATCGGTCACGATCTTCAGTCGCGGCTCTATCAAACTCTTCTTCGTATACTGCTTTCAACAACTGCACCCGATCAGGGGCCCTTTTCATCGAAAGATAATACGCTAATCCAGCCGCTAAACACGGATAAAAACGAAACGGTATGTCCATAGTGTTGATGAACGTGTCCGCGTCGTCGATCCGAGTAAGCGCGTCGTAAATTAATGTATCTGTGCTGTTTTCAGGGACCTGCCAAATCTTCAGGTTTGGTGTCACTTGACGATCTAAGAAAAATTGATTCGGGCGACCTTGTGTGGTTTTGTCGGGTATAGTCAAAAATTCATCTCTACTCAATCGCAGGAGTGAAAAATCTGTACCATCCCGACGCACCACAACTGACAAGATGTCAATGACATCCGCGGATAAAGAGTATTCGGAAGTGCCTTGCGTCAAAGCTTGTGTTCTTTGAGTTATCGTCCATTGATTGAGACCACGATTGGCCCAATCGGCCAGCAATAAATTAAGTGACCGTTTTGCGGTCTTTAAATCGTAACCAGTCCGAACTTCCAAACCGCAACGTTCAAAAGCCTCTTCGATGTACTCGGTGACATCAAGCTCAAAATTAGCACTTCCTGAAACTGCCATTACTGTTTAACTACCTTGTAACCTTTTTCTTTCGCCGCAGCTTTAAGCTGTTTGAGCGACATTCCGGCGTCCCCACCGCCCTTCATGCGTTTGGGTGAACCACCCCCTCGCATCGGGACCGGCTTTTGTTTTGCCATGGCTCCGCCCCCTTTCTTTTTGACGGGCATTTTTTTCTTCGCTGCGCCACCGCCCCTCATCGGAACCGGCTTCTGTTTCTTCATAGCTCCGCCGCCACCTTTCTTGACCGGCTTTTTCTTCTTCATTGGCATTTTTGTTTCTCCTAAGTTTTAAGTAATACTCTTCCCTTTTAGCGTATTGCTCCGAAAAATACTCATCGCTCATGTAATTTTCATAATAACCTTTATGAACCAATTTGTAAGCCGCTTCTTGAATTTTAGAAAGTCTTTGGACGAACACCATCAAATAGGGCTCTTCCACCATTTCTTCTACTTCAACATCTTCTGCGACAAATTCAGCCTCTTCATCATCAGGGTGATAACCCATCAACCAGATGTCTTTGTCAATAAACATACCCTGGGAGATGACCTCATTCATTTGCCCTAGATAATTATGTAAATCTTCAGGGGTGCCGAGCGGGGTTCTTCTGACAATGACCGCAATATCATAGGCGTCATCAAACTGGGACACCGTACTATACAGGCACTGCCAACTATGCGTGTCATCGAAAATTACTGCGACTTTCTCATCGAGCCATGCTTGACGCGCAAAAGGGCAAGCAGGTAGACCGTTGAAATACTCATTAGGAACATTCAAACCGAGATGCGTCCAATCTTGGAGTTCTTTTATCACACCTTTTTCATAATCAGAGGATGCAAAAAAAGTCATTACGGAGAAGCCCCTTTTGTAAATTTGCGCCGATTCGGCAAGACTGCGCCACAACCTCGAGCTATTGCGCCTCCTCTGGCTAGATTCCGAACCTTCGCTGCTTTGGTGTTGCTGACTACCGTTTTACCTCCACGGCCTTCGCGTTTCTTCTTTTTTGCTGTAGCAGCTCGTTCTTGTTTTGACAGGCTCTGGGCTTTTTTCTTAGGTAAACAACGATCTGGATTCTTTTTGTCTTTAGACGTGCCGCAGGGGCCCTTGATGTTGCCTGACGAATCTATTCGAACCCATTCTTGATCAAGCCATTTCTTGAGTTCACCCATTTTTATCGGCCTTTGCGCTTGCCGCCCTTAGATTTTTTGGCGTAGTTGGGGTCTTTACAATATTTGGAGGCAGCTAAGTTTGCATATGCGGACGGGTATGTGTCGAAAGTTCGCTTCGCCCAGGCTTTACCTTCCGGGCAAATCTTACTTCCTTTCGATTTTTTTGCCACTCCACCGCCTTTGCGGAAATAAGTCAAACCACGAGGTAACGCATTTTTTTTCATAATAAAAACCTATCCACAAAAGGTGTGATTATTATTAACACGGCTAAACCCCAGATTTTTGCATCCAAAGATTTGAGGTGGTCTTTTTGGTCATCCAGCCTTTCTTCAATCCGTTCGTATCGCAGCTCGCACTCTTTCTCATGTTGAATGAGTCTTTGCAATAATTCTTCGGTTTTCATCTACCAAGCCTTACATGACCAATACCGCGCAGTAAATTTATCTTTTGCAGTGTCACAATTATGCCTTGCCCGGAAATTTTTTCTCCTTCCAGGTTGGGCTTTTTTAATTGTCATATTGGGGTCACCAAATCTAACTAATTTTACTTCCGACCCTTTTTTTGCAAGCACCGCACTTTTTTTGTTCTTACCGGGGGTTCTTTTCGGCTTGTTATAACCGCTAAAAGTTTCTCCTCGATATTGTAATCGTCCTGACGGTAACCGCTTTACGTCTTTAGTCGTTGCCATAATTAACTAAAATTTTTACGCAAATACAAAATTACAGTGTATGTATCGGCTGAAGAATGACCCACCGTGGTAAATTTTACGTCGCCCGTTTTTCCGGTACCGGCGTTGCTCGTCAGACCACCGAAGCTACTGTAATCGTGATCTCCACTTTGATTTTCACCTAGTTCAATACAAAAGGCGTCTGTATCGGCATCCCACAAAATCTGCACTTTCATGCCGATGCACTGCCACCAGATTCTTTCAATAACGACGCTAGTGCAAGCATCACCGTCTGCGCTAGTCGCCAAAGCAGAAACGTCTACTTTTGTGACCGCGCTTTCACCACTGCCATCAGAGACATTAGTAAACTTCATGACAGCGTGTTTTGGACCATCAATAAAAGTCTGTGAAGTAACAGCATCTGCCATTGTTTACTCCTCTATTTCCCCTCGCAAAATCATTGATTTTCGAGCGGCACTCCCTACTGGCGGGAGTGCACTACTTGCTTTTGCTTTGGGTTTTGGTTTTGCTTTCGGCTTGGCTTTTGCTTTAGGTTTTACCTCTTCCCAAGCTTCATTCTCAGGAGTCGAAGGATCATCCGCTTTAAACTTACCGCCTTTGCCTCTAGCACGTTTTTTTTCAACCATTTCAATACCTTATCTAGTTTGACAAGCAAATAAATAATCTATAGTGGCAGATTTAGTTCCTGTTGCAGAACCAGATAATTCCATCGCTCCGATCGCCAAGTTTTCGTCGTCGGGAATGTTATCCGTATGGGTTGCTACAAGATTGCGATTGACAAAAAATTCAACTTTTGACGTGCTAGTTACGTGGAAACCTAGTGTTACAAAAGTGTCATCCGCTATGTCCACCCCAGAGTCCGTAGTGGTAGCCGTGCCGTCTTTTTCAGTAACGCAATCAATGTTTGTGTCGCCATCGTCAACTTGAAAAACGATTCTATCCGCGGCGGCCAACATATTTTCTGGGTTGGTAGCAAAGTTGACAGTCAAGCCAATGCATAAATCAATGGCACTGCCTTCAGAGTCTCCGACTTTGACTTTTGTTTCGAACCATATGTCTCGACCCGAAGCAACGGCAAATATCTCATTGCCCTGCACTGAGGCCCCGTCGTTGTCCGTGGTGGCCTGTGATGTCAGAACCAAGGTACCGCTCTCTGCATCTGCGCCAAGAGCCGCAGTTGCGCTAGAATCTTTGAGCAAAGTCCAATCGTTTGTTGTATCCAGAGTGATGCCCGTGAAATCGTCCATGTAAGTAACGAAATCAGGGTTTTTGTCAACCGGGAGGTTTTCAAACCACTTACGTGGGGAATCCTTACCGGCGAAAAGAATGGGTCCAGTAAAATGTACAGCCATGTTGTTCTCCTGTCGTGGCTAGTGTCAGTCACCCCGTGTGACTGTCAGGAATAACAAATAATAAACAATGAATTCACAAAAAGAAAGGGCGACTTGCGCCGCCCTTCTTTTGTTTCTTTACGCTCCAGGCGTACCAAAAACACAACGCCAGTCAGAGACTCCAAAGGAGTATCTTTCTCTAGCCTTGAATCGCATATTGCCTGTATCAAAATCTCCTTCCATTTGAGTTTTGATGGGCGAACGATTGAAGAACTTGAAGCCGTTAGGCGCGTCAGTTTTTATAAAGTATGCGTCGGTGTCCGTCAAGAAGTGGTTAACAACCGCTCCTTCTGGAAGCATACCCATCGCCTTGGTTGCGTTGAGATCATTGTCCGCAGTTCCGGGACGCAGGTTAGAGTTGATTACTCTTTCTGCAATAAATTGCAGCTCTTTAGGAATAATCAGTTTCAAACCACGTACCGCAATCTTCAGACCCCTTTCGTCAGTCAGACCGGCAATATCGATCAACATCTGCTCAAGTGAAGTTTCATTCAAATCAGCAGCAGTAGAAAGCAAGTTTCGCTGGTTTCCAGACAAAGAAGGGTGAGATGATGAGCACAAAGCAGCTCCATCACCGATTGCGCTAGAAGTGCTGAACGCATTATTCAAAATTGCGGCAGCTTTAATTTGCTTGGTCTGAGCCATAGATCGAGCAAGAGCCTTGGTATACCTAGACGCAAGCCGGTCATACAAATTGTCTTCTATAGCTTCTTCCGTGATTGAAAATGCAAGTGCTATAGTTTCGTGAGTGTAACGAGCTGTGAATGTTTCTTGAGCATCTTGGAAAGTGATGGCTCCGCCTTCACCTTTCACTGGCGCTGTAGAAAATCCAGCAAGCATCACTTCCTCTTCAAAGGCTCTGTCCGAAGACTCCTCCTCAAAGATTTCAGCGTGCTCGTTTTCGTAACGATCATATTCGAGCCCGAACAAGGCATTAAGGCCGGGTTCTAGCTCTTTCGCTAATTGTGCGCGAGAAATAGCCATTTAAATTACCCCCTTAAATACCAGTTGTTGACGCAGTAGTTTGAGAATCAAAACTTGCGTTCGTAGAGTTATGGTGTGCATTAAGACGCACAATCAACGGTATACCAGCCGCAGTGAAGTCACTGTTTGCTGCGTCGTCCATAATACCCATAATTCTCAGACCTAACGTAGCGGTCGTTGCAATGGATGAGACGGATAAAGCAGAAGAGCTGTTACCGGTGTTTGTAGATCCCGATCTTGCAGACGTCCCTAAAGAAGCGTTTGCAAAAACACCCGTCAAAGCGGTTGCTCTGTCGGTAAGGGAGGCGTCACTTGCCACCTGGAATAACTGATTTGGATTGTCAGCAACAAAAGCTCTTACCTTAAAATTGGTATCAACGCTTACGTTGTTGGATCCGGGCCAGTAGTTTTTAAAAACGGTTTTTTTCGAAGAACTATCGACGTATTCCACACCCATGAGGACACCTAAAGCCGGAGTTGTTCCTCCAGCAGTGTCTCCAGCTTGGTCTATTACACCAGCAGCCGTGGGAACGACAATGCCATATTGATAAAGTGCATTGGTGTTATTGTTAGCAATTTCGTACTCAGTAACACCTGTTGAATTTACTGCACTTCCAACAAGCCCGATAGGACGAAGACCGTAGGCAGTTTCTTGATTTGCCATTTAATTTGTCTCCTAACTAGCAGCAGCCCTATTTTTGAGGACCGCCAAAGGTTACACGGGATTGACGGTCAGGTTTGCTGATCGTCATTGTTGAGTGTGCATTCTCGCGTAACATATCGTGATCAACCGCGTCCATCTGGTCTTTACTTCGACTTTCAAAGTATTCAGTCCTTTCAGACACTGTCTCCTCCGGTATACGGGCGAGAAGCAATCCGCCTACTCCAAACACACCTTCGTATTTACCTGATTCAACGACAGGGAGTTCAAAATCAGGATACTCATCAGAGCGTACTAATTCCCAACCCTCTCTCAATTTTGCACTGACATTTTTAGTGTCATCAAAACCTCTGGTTTCAGACCGTATCCAACGGTGCTTGAAACCATCTGGTGCAGGTGGTGCATCTAACATTGACGGTGGAGCCCAAGGCTTTCTCATTGCCTTTTTCTCCCTAGTTTCTTTAGCGCGAGAAGTCCTATTGACCTTCATTTCAGTTTGTTGCATCTCAGTCATAATTACCTCTTCACGTATTTTGCGTATTCAGCAGTTGGCACACCCAATTTTTTCGCTATCGCGACTTCGCTCGGGGTGAGTCGAACTTGTTTCCCACTGCGCCCTGTCTTTTTAGTTCTCGTTGCACCTGCAACCGTCTGGGCGGGACGCTTGCGAGTGGAATCTTCTTGATTGTTTACAGATGGAAAAGTTTCTTCTATCTGACGATCCAGCTCAGTATAGTATTCATCGGACGTCGGATCAAACCCTTCTTGCTCTACCAATTTTTTATGTATACCAAAGGCCGCATAAGTTTTTGCTTCGTCTTGTCCAAACCACTCGTTACGGGCGGCCCACTCTTCTGCCTTGGGATCCGGCCTACGAGCCTGTTGCGGCTGTTGTTGGTACTGTGGTTGTTGATATTGCGGCTGTTGCATGGTTTCAGGCTGGGCTGCTACGCGATCCTCTTGTTGTTTCTTAGCTTGCGCTGCCCGGTCTGCCTGAATCGCTAAACTTGTGAGCTTTCGCTGGGCTTCCACAACTTTCGCTGAATCGCTGAGTTCAACGGCTTGAGCCAGTTCGCTTTCTGCTTGTGCCATTTGACTCTCAACTCGACCTGCATACTCATCAACATAATTAGTATCCATTGTGTTAAGGCGAGACTTCAGTTGTTCGTTTTCTTGCTGAACCTGCTGTGCATAATGCAAGGCTGCTTCTTGTTGCCTTTCAGACTCCCTCATCTTCTTTGTTAGACGATTTATGCGTTTCTGAGTAGCACTCTCAGCTTGCTCAAACTGGTCCTCTGCGGCTTCTACAGGCGCCTCTGCCGGCTGATCCTCTTCCGCTTGTGTTTCTTCTAAATCGACGACAACTTCTTCTTCGTCGCCTAAATCCAAATCTACTTGTGACTGCTCTGACATGACTACCTCTAGTTGTGTTTAATATCGTTGGGATCAAGAATGGTGGCAATAATTTCATCGTCGTTCAAAATGCGAACTTCGCCGCCTTCAATGTTGAATCTCGAACCTGCATACCGTGCAAACATGACCCAATCTTTTTCTTTACACCAAGGACCTGTTGGAAACTTATCGCCATCTTTGTAGGCAAGTGGACCAACTTTGAGCACATATCCTACCTGAGTGCCCACGTTTGTGCGCTCTTGTGTCTCATGCGCCAGTAAAATACCGCCCTCTGTCTTCCCTGCACCACGATACGGCAGTATCAGAATGCGCCAACCCGTGGGTGTAGGCATTCTTTCTAATAAGGATTCCGGTAATTTTTCTGGGTTCAGATAAGGGGTGTCTTGCATTGCATCACTGAGGTTAGTGACGGTTGTTTCCTTAGTCATCTGTTTGCTCCTGTTTTTCTAGCAGGTTCGAGAGTTCCTGTTCCACATGGTTGAGAGCATCCAAATTGCCCATCAACTCACGATAATGTTCCATCGACTTGACGTTGTTGTACATCAACAAATCGACAATCGCTTGACGGCGCTCTCGGGTCACCCGATACACCGCTTCCGCGACAAAAATTTCGTCCATGTCGCATATTATCCGTAATAGTCTCGTAAAATCCTATCACAGAAATTAATTAGTTACACCCCCTTGTGTCGGATCCGCCATGCCCACTTCTTGGGGTGGGGGTTGTTGAGGCGGTGCCGGAATAATTCTTTCTGGTATGTTCAAAGGCCGTGTCGTTTGTTTGACACTAACGCCAAAAGGATCTTGCCTTTGCGCCATCGTTCCTTGTGTGGGTAATTGGTAAACCGGCGGTGCGCCAGACAACATTGGACCTTCGAGTGATTGTGCTCGGACCATGTCCATCGTTGGGATCACACGCTCTGTAGGATCTGGGAATAAATCTCCCACTACATCAGAAGCAGCGGGTAAGGTATTTGATCCGGGCATCGTGCCGGGGCTAGGTGCTCCAGGAAATCCTTGCATCGCTTGTTGGGCAACTTGTTGACCGTAAGCGGTAAAAAAGTTTTTTGCTCTATCAGCCGGACGCATCGAGTTCCATAAATTACGAGCCATATTATAATTTGCTGTATCTAGATTGAAACGACCCAATTCAGTAGCAGAGGCTCCAGCCCCCGGTGTGACAGGAGGCGGTCCATAATTTTTTTCAAAACTGAGTTTATATTTTATGTTGTCACGGCCCCCGAAAGGCTCAAATACATTGAACCCTCTGTACTCCGTTGCGGGTTGCTGAGACGGCGGTGTATCAGCAGCCGGGGGTGCTGTGTCTGCCGGTGGTGGCGTGCCAAAAGTATAATTCTGGGCAGCAGCGTCTCGTAGTGCTTGCATCCGCGCTAATTGCTCTGCACTGGGCCTGTACTGAACGGTTTGACCCGGAAAATCTACGCCCGTGACCGCTGTGGCTCCGCCCAATGTGATGGGCTGACCTGCCGCATCTACCATGTTAAAGGCTTCGCCCACTCTTCTGAAATAACCGGTATTGAGTAGACCTTTCAGATTATCGGGCAACATATTTGATTGTCCAGCGATAATCATTCTGACGGCGTTTTGCGCTTCTGCGGGAGTCAAACCTTGCTCGGCCAGTACATTCATTTGTAAATCAGTGAGGGCCTGTCCACCCTGTTGCATACGTTGCGGTCGTACAAAGCTGCCGAGACCAGAATACAAGCCTGTCATGTTTTCTTCCCCTTTTTCTTCTTGCCCGCCTCGTTCAAAGCAATCGCGATCGCCTGTTTCTGCTTGTAGCCTTCGTCCATCAGCTTAGAAATATTATCACTGATAGTTTTCTGACTTTTGCCTTTTTTCAGTGGCACTATTCATAACCCATGTAATCGCCGCCTTTGACAGCCGCACCCATGCCGCGTGCTTTCATTTTCTTCAGCGCACCTGGTATTTTGACGTCAGCCGGCTCGCCGTAAGGCACTCGACCTTGTTTATCAATTTGGGCAAACTCAACCGCCTTGGGTCCGTTGCCAGGTTTGCTACCGTCTACTTTTACTGATCTACCCATTAGTCATCCTTCTTTAGAAGTTCACGTTGAAAAGCGGCGTCAATTCTAGCACCCGTTTGCCGCTCTTGAGAAGCAAGACGTTGCTGGAACTGATCCTGCCTGATCTGTTGATTTTGTTGCTCGAGACCCAGTTTTTGCATATCAATCTGGGTGTCAGCCTGTTCTTTCTGCGCCTTAAGCTGCAATTCTTGCTGTTTCAGTGCAACCAGTGGGTCGGGTTGTCCTGCGCCAGTGAGCTGGTTTGTAAGTTGTATCAGCATCTGCATACCCTCGGCCTCGAACTGCGCCATCAACGCCGCCATATCCATGTTCTGACCTTGTTGTTGGGCCGCCATTTCTGCTTGCTCCATCGCTTGCATTTTGACGTGCTGCATGATGTGCTTCTGGAAACTTGCTGCCAGCGTAGGATTGCCAGCCACCATCGGACTGATTGCAAAACTGAGGTGCGCTTGTATGTGCGCGGCATGATTCTGCCCCCTGAACGCCTCCATCGGCAACATATCAAGCCCGTCAATGTTCTCCTGCACCGGATCTTTCGGCACGGGGTCTGTCTCGGGCACCGATTTCATGATGCGATCGACATCAGTCACACCCAGCGCTTCGTACATATCTCTGAATATCTCAGGCATATTGTGTAACTCAGGCGCGGCTCCTGCGAGCTGCAACTTGGTCTGAGCCATCATGATACGCTGAGATTGACTGAATACGTTGGGGTTGCTGACCGGCACCACATCTACACGATCGTCAAAGTCCTCGCGCATGACAGTCGCATCCGCACCCTCTACCGCGTAGGGGTATTCTTGCGGCAAACTTTCACTCATCACCCGCATAAGTATCTTGAATTCTTTACGCATGGCGTAGTGCAAACGTTTGTGCACGGCGCTCATGACCCGCGATCCCTGCTCCATCATCGCAATGGTCGTGCCCACTGCTGCCGTTTGATTACCATCCCCTACTTTGAGGTCAGTAATCGTTGCAAACCGCTGTCCAGCTTGCACCACGAAGCCGAGGAGGTTGAATAACGTCCCATCCGGGCCTTTGAAAGGCAACGGCATCAAACTGTCTCTAATGGCTCCTCCGGGCGCGTCAACGTCCCTGAATTCACCTGGCTGTAATGGGTCGTCATCGTCTCTGATCCTTAGAC